AGAGAGTTTTAAAATATTTACAAGATGGCAAGAAGCTAACCTGCCTGAATGCCTTTGAAGAACTGGGCATCACACAGGTGGCGGCTAGAATCTTTGAGTTGAAAGAGAAAGGTCACGAAATTAAAACTAATCGCAGGAAAGTATACAATCGCTACGATGAGATATGCACTGTAGCTGAATACTATATGGTGAAAAACTATGACTAAGTTATATGAGTATGTTGGTAGTGAGCATGATACATTTGTCAAAGGTGAAAAGTACACCAGTATGGATGTAGCCAAGATAACTAAGTTAAATCTAGCTACAATACGGACAAGAATGGCTAAGATTGAGGGCGATGTTATTAACGATGAAGTGATAGCACCTAAAAGGAAAGCATTTACAAACCCTGACGGAACACCTTTCTCACAAGGGTTGAGATCAGTATTCCCTGACAGGTGTGAAACTACTTCCGAGAGGTTGATGAATAAATATTTGAGGAGAGCCATATAATGGGTGAAGCGTGGACTGTTAATACACCTAAGAAACTTTCTATGTACAAAGAGTTTGTCGAGCAGATGTATGATAAGCACAAGTACATTACATTCGAGTACAAGCTAGGCAAGCCCAGAAGTATTAAGCAGAACAATTCTATGTGGGTGTTCTGTAGGGATATAGCCAAGAGATGTAACGATGCAGGGTTTCCATGCGTGATTACCAGTCCAGTTTTAAGCAAACCTATTGAAGCACCGTGGACAGACCGCAGTGTAATGGACTTGATATGGATGACAGTGCAACGTACGTTGTACCCTGAAAAGGATGAGAGTAGTAGGCAGTTATCTACAGATGAAGTACCATTGGTAGCTGAAACAATAATAAGACACTTGGCAGAACAATATGGATTGTATGTATCATTCCCTACAAAGGATTTTAAAAATGGCAATAAAGCGTGATGCGGCAGATAAATGGTTTAGTGATGTAGTCAGGAAGAAGGCAGGCCATGTATGTGAAAGTTGTAATAAGGTTGAGGGCAGGATGGAGTGCGCTCATATCTACGGTAGGGCGGCAAAGTCAGTGAGGTGGTCGTTAGACAATGCGGTATGTCTATGTCATTACTGCCACATGAGATTCACTGCTAACCCACTGGAGTTCACAATGTGGCTTGAAGAGACGTTAGGTGAGGGACACATGGAGATGCTAAGAGAGAAGTGGCAGGTGTTAATGAAGACCAATAAGCAGTTGAGAAAAGAGATAGCGAAGCATTACAGGGAAGAGTTTAAGAAGATGGATGAAGATGAGAACTACGAACCAGTCAGTTATAACTGAGGTGTAATATGAGTGATAGTACTTTAGAAATAATGTTTGATCGCATGGAGCAGTATGGACTGTGCGAAATTAAAAGCAGATTGATTAATGTGCTACAGTCTGCGGTGTATGAGGGTGCATTAAACTATGCCAAAGAAGAAATAATTAACCTTTGGGATGAGATGGAAGATGAGATAGTAAAGCTAACTGAGCCACCTACTGAAGAGCAATTAAGTCTTGAACATCCTGAGATGTTTGATGTAGAATAACCTTACACATTTCCCCTAGTATGTGTATGTCGTGTGTAGTCTTAGCCCCTGTATATGGGGCTTTTTTTTTGGTATAATTGGGGAATGTCTAAGTCCCTATTAAAACGTATTGGCGTATCAGGTTATAACAAGCCTAAACGCACTCCTAATCACCCCACAAAGTCCCATGTGGTCGTAGCAAAAGAGGGCGATAAAGTAAAAACCATTCGGTTTGGACAGCAAGGCGTAAAGGGAGCAGGCAAGTCACCCAAGTCTGCCAAAGATAAGGCTAGACGTAAATCATTCAAGGCAAGACATAGAAAGAACATTGCTAAAGGCAAGATGTCTGCCGCATACTGGGCTAATAAAGTTAAGTGGTAGGAGATAACCATGCCAAAAGGTTTATACGCAAACATACACGCTAAGAGAAAACGCATTGCCGCAGGCAGTGGTGAGCGTATGAGAGCAAAGGGTGCAGAAGGCGCACCCACAGATAAAGCGTTTAAGAAAGCTAAGAAGACAGCAAAGAAGTCTCTACTAGCCTAGTATTGCCATACCACTGGTGTAGTCTCTCGGATGTCCACATGGATGAATGTCTTAGCAACACCCACTCCAGTAAACCCTAGGCGCATAGCCTCACTTACAATCTTGTATCTCTCTGCACCGTTAGCTACTGCTATGTCTGCCGCTATACCTTGTGCATGAGTTCCGGGTTTAGACTTACGCGCCTCGATGGGATGTGATGGATCACGGTAGCCAGAGGTTATGTTAAAGCTAAAACCACAGGCCTCACGCAACTCATCTAGCTTATGGATAAACTCTTCTTTCATTTCGTTGTTGCCAGTACACTGACAGTCAAACTCACTTAACTTAAAATACTTAAACATTATTCACCTCGATAGGGATTCGCTAAAAAGTCCATGCCTTGCCAGAGGCTTTCGACTTCCTTATCAATTTTATCTAGCTTGCCCTGTATCTTATCACTATTCTCTGTAGCAAGTTTAGCTTTTTCTACAGTCACCTGCATCTCAGTAACTAGCTTCTCTACATCAACCACTCTTTCTTGCAAGGCTATTAGTTCTTTCTGTCGCTCCATGATAGTCTCTAGGTTACTTCCTAAAGCAACTAACTGCTCCTGCATCTCTGTAGTATCAGGTATCTGGATAGACTCTACTGCTTCGAGTCTTGAGTAAAGACTACTGGCTGTCCATACAGTACCCCCGATACTTGTACCTATCGTCAGGACTATGGCAATCCACACACCTTTGAGCTTAGTACCACCAATGTTAAGTTCTGTATCAGTAAGCATACTGTTCCTCACAGTAATCAAAGAAGCAGTCATCACCTGTTGGGCTAGTGGTATAGAACTCAGACTCTTGCCCTGCCCCTAACACATCACCTGCACTAACGAATGCATCTTCTAGACTATAAAATAAAACTATATCTGTAGTATGAAACGACATTGTAGCGTAACCACTGTTAGCATCGAATGAAGCATCATACGCATTTAAGAAGTCTTCACCCATCATATCAACTTCTGCCTGCATATCCTGCACTAAACCCTCGTCACTTTGTACAGCGACAAAGGCGGCATAGGTTTGAGCTGTCTCTTCTACAGCATCGAGGCTATCATTATACACATCAACATGGACATCAGTAATCTCAACATTGTTGTCAGCAATATATGCCTGTACTTCCTGTGCTTCAATAGCATCACCACTCTCTTGTGCTGATTCAGCCATCTCATTTATGACCACAGCTTCTATCAATACCTCTGACGCGCCCACAAATGCGCTTATAGCCGTGTTAAGCTCTATCTTAGCCTCTTCTACCTGTTCATCAACAAACTCGTTAGCGGTCATTGTATAGACTGCTTCCGTTGTCATTTGTAAAGCATCATTGTAGGCTTGTGCTTGCTCATAGGTTAGTTTCGATTCATCTACTGTACCTACAGGAGCAATGTAACCATTGTGTGCAAGAGACTCCATGCCACCAACACGCTGTATGCCTGCATCGAATGTATCGACAATGCTCTGGCTTTGATTAACTAAATTACTTAGATCAATGCTGTGGGCGGAAACGCTCAGACACGCTAAGATTGTCGCTAGTATCTTCTTCATCTATTATTACTCCTATACCTAGTAGTTGGTCGTAGTGTTTTTGCTTCTCTTCATAGTCAGGAATAAATAATGTCGGGTTATTCTTCATGGCTATAAAAGCATTCTTTCCAAATACCATACGCCCATTAACTAATATGGGGCATGGGGTTCCTGCGATAAACATGGCTTGCCATACTGAACTGCTCTGGCACATTAGTGCTACAGATGCGATAGACATTCCCAAGTCTTTTAATACCTTGCTATCTTTCCTGCGATTACACTCTACATCCTGTATATAACCACCAGTTGCTAGACCTATTACATCTAACTGAAACGATCCACTTGCTGAACGCAAACAAGTATCCTGCCCTGATGACATAAGGGATGGAGATATAGCAGTGTTCACAGGGGTAGGCTTGCCACTTCCTGCCCCTATGTTCTGCGTGGTTGTATTGGTTGTATTGTTATGGCTGTTGACTGTAGAGTCTTGCGTGTTGTTATTCAGATCACCGTTCTGTTGGCTATCTGACGCATACACTGGCACACAAAATATCAGTAAAAGTAATAGTCTCACTTACGCAGACTCATTAATTTAGATACGCCTTTGATACCAAAGCTACTTGATATAGCAATAAACAGTAGATACTGATACCACTCAGGCAACCCTGACAGCGCGACAAAGCCCTGCTCCACTCTATCAATGACATCTGGATCATCCACAATAATGGAGTATCCAATCATAAATATAGGAACAGACAATACTATAGTCCAGAACTCATCCTTCCATGAATTAGCAGATGCATCTACAGCTTTTGATTCCCAGTCACCATCATTCTGTATGACCTTCATCTTGGCTTCATGCTTAGCTTGTTTTTCTTCTGCCTTGTTCTTTAAATAACCACCTGCAATATTAGCAACAGGGGCTATCAATGACTGCCACATATTAGACTCCTAATATCTTCATCATGCTACCCAAGCCTAGAGATTCGCCCACCACAACAACTGCACCACCAATGGCAAGCCATTTGATTTGAAGCAGTGATTTGTTAATATTATGCAACTCATCGCGCAACTCAGATGTCTGATTGTGCAATCTAGTAAGTTGTTTAGAGTGATTATCTACACGCCACTCTAGCTTATTTACTCTTGGCTCAAGTTCAGTTGACATTATTCTTCCTCAGAAAGACTCTCTTTAATAGTATTAGCATACGCACTTATGAGAATGTTGAGTTCCTGTGAGCGCATTTGTAATTGATTTAGCTCGGCCTGTAGTGCGTTTACTCTCTGCACCTGCACAATCTGTGCCTCGTCTAAATCCTCTTCTGTATAAGTTTTGTCGTCAATAGTAATCATTACCACGGTGTCCCTACTATGATTGATGGGGATGCTTGTTCGGCTAGGTCTGCATCTAGTGAAGCCTCAAGTGCTTCTGTATCTAATGCTTCTTGCACCCAACCAATAACCGTTTCTTCAGTGAGAGCATCAAAAGCAACATAGCCTTCAGCAGACGAGTCAGGAGTAAAGCTGACAGTGCCATAAGACGTAGCTACGTTTTCACCAGATGCTTTATTAACCTGCCAGTGAGCTACAACCACACCGCCATCTGTGTTTCTTTCTAATGTTGAAATGTTAAAGTTCATGTTTGCCTCTTAAATAGCTGAAATTATAAATGCTAGAAGTTCTGAATAACGAACCCCCATACGTGTTACTTCTGTTGCCCCTTCTGGTGCTGAATCTTCTGTTGAGTAATCTTTTCCTTCATGCTCCCACCAAGTATTAGAACAAAACATAGCGTACTTAGTTGCATCCAACCCTTCAGCAGTAAACGCATCTTGTAAGTCTTGTGCCATCACACCGAAGTGAATACGAGCCTCATCACCCTTTTCTTCTACAGCATCACGCCATCTAAACTTACGCAGTAAACCTTTTACGGCTACAGCAACACGTTGTTCTGCATCTGTTAAAGATTCAATGTCTTGCTTTAGATTGCGGTCTGAAGTTATTATTGAACCATTGGTTGCATAAACATCATCAAACCTAGCGTTAGACTGCCCTAAGTCAATAGAGTTATCTCTTTTAGCACCATTACTATCGCAAGGAACTATTCTAGGACTACTGCCAAACTCTCTTTGAAATCTCAAACCTGCAATACCAGAGGCAATATAGCAAGAGTCTAGCCCCATGCCGTCTGCCCAACCAAGTACGCCTCGTTCAGCCGTTTGCTCACCCCAAGTAATTACTTT